ACTTCTGTTTTACTATATGACAATACGCTTTGTGAATTGGTTGGGGAAGGGTTTGTTTTCCAAGTAATAGATGGACATCAGTATACTTGGGTAGTTAATGCTCAAACATCAGGTCAGTTCTGTCAAGGGTTTTCTAGCATATGTCCATATTGGATAGGGTTAAATCCTTTATTTATTGACCTGAAGGTACTAGAAGCATCTGTTGTAGATAATACTATTGTAATTAGTTGGGTAACTCTAAGTGAAACAAACTCACATTACTTTACAGTATTAAAATCTACAGGTTTTGATGATTTTATGCCTGTTGGTAAGGTAGCAGCTTATGGATATTCAAATAGTGAACTATCTTATAGTTTTGTTGATATTGAACCTATTAATGGTGTTAGTTATTACAAGCTTGTAGAAACAGATCTAAATGGCTATGAAACTGAGTTTCCTATAATCTCAGTATCTTATACTAACAATAATAACTATAAGGTGTATGATTTAATGGGAAATCCAACTGATCTCAACTCTAGAGGATTTAAAATAATATTGTATGAAAACGGTAATCACATTTATAAGTATATTAATAACTAATTTATTATTTAGCCAACCTAATGAATATTCTTCTCAAGTAGTTGGAGTATATGCTCACATTAAATTTCCTGCTGGTATTTCATTGCCTGGTGCTCAGATATTTACATCTGAAGGTTGTGCCAGTATATGTGATGCAGCAGGGAATTTACTATTTTACTCCGATGGTATTAAAGTTTGGAGTAGAAACCATATACAGATGCCTAATGGTTTTGGGCTTTTAGGAGATGCATCAACTTCACAGTCTTGCATAATAGTTAAAATACCTAATAGTCCAAATCTATACTATGTAGTGGTAGCACCTGAAACACTTGGTGGAACTCAAGTAACTTACAGTATTGTAGATATTAATGCTAATGGTGGATTTGGTGATATTATAGTTAAGAATCAAACTTTACCTATAATAGCTCAATCCTCTGAGAAGCTAACATTTACTTACCATTGTAATAGGAGAGATGTTTGGATAGTTGCTAAAGATAGATCTAATAATGTATTTAGATCTTGGTTATTAACTCCTGCAGGTTTTACAGCCTGGACATTCTCACTAACTCCTTATGTGTTAACTAGTAATCTATCAGATAACATAGGCTGTATGAAAATATCTCCTGATGGGAGTAAATTAGTAGTCTGTCACTATGGTACTAATAGAGTATATCTATATGATTTTAATAGTCTAACAGGTGTTGTAGATAATGAAAGGTTATTAAGTTCTACATTTACAGGACCATATGGATGTGAGTTTTCTGAGAATTCAAGGTATGTATATATAGGATATAACAGTGGTGCAAATATCCATAGTTATGATACCAATAACCTTAATCCTGCTAGTACTAGAGTATCTCTTGCAGTTAATGTAGGAATGTTTGTAGGTACATTTCAGAGAATAGGTAACATAATCTATATTGCTCAAAGAGGTACTACATTCTTAGATGCTATCACTAATGCTAATAATGGTGGAGTATTTAACCAGAACTATTTAGCTACAACAAACACAATTAACTTTGGATTGAATCAAGTACTATACCCTGATATCACACCATTACCAATAATCATGACTGATTAATTATTATCTTTGTATTATGAAATACCTGCTAGTAATATTACTTCTATTTACAGCATGCAGTAGAAATATACTGGTAAAAGAGTATATTGAAGTAACCCTTGAAGATAACAGTAGAGATACAATGCTAAATGTTTATTGGAACTATTTTGAAATGGATCCTTATAAACTAGAATGGCTCTACAAGCAAAATAACATTAACCCTAAACAAGTACTAAACCATAAGATCGTAAAGACTGAGAAGATTAGAATAGCCAAGTAATGAAATATTTGGTCATATTGCTAATTGTGGTAATTACATCTTGTAATCCTGATTTTTCTAAAGCTAGGTATAAGAGACACTCTATACATGGTTGGAAGAGAAAGCAGATTATTATATTTAGGCAAGGTACTTACAGGGATCCTAATGTTAAAAAAGAACATAAAAGAGAATTATTACAACCAAAAACAATAAACTTAAACAAATACTAAAATGATGAAGTTAAATAAGACACAAGTAAATGCTATTGCTAGAAAAATCTACAGAGAAATATCAGATGAATGTTACAGAAAAGATAAAATTATTAAGAATGAAGCTGTTGTTAAGTTTTTAAGGACTGATGTAGGTAAAGCAGTTACAAAAATAAATAGTGGATTTTTTAATAGAAAACCACTTAGTGATTATTTTATTGAAAGCTTAGCTTTAGAGTACTTTAATATTAACTTTACTAAGTTACCTAATGCATCTGATATTACTGATGATATTGTAGTAGCTTGTGTAGACTCTCCTGATCTAAATGCACTAATTGAAACTATTAAATCTAGACACAATGTACAAGAGAACGATGAAGCCTGAGTTAAAAACTGTTAGGTTAAAACCAGAAGATGATTTTGTAATTGAAATATCAGGTTATTATACTGAAGGAGAACCTGATACTGATGATACTCCTGGAACTGGTGATCAGTTTGAATTTTCTCATATGGAAATCTTGGAGGGTAATGTATTAGATATATTCTTCTGGGCTAACAGTAAAACTGCTGAAGATATAGAAACTCTTTGTATAGAGGCTATTAAGAAAGATGATTACTAAAAAGAATGAAATTCAGAGTGAAGCACTACAAACTTGGATAGATAATAAATGTAAAGGATCATTAGCAATGGCTACAGGCTCTGGTAAGAGTAAAGTAGCATTGTTAGCTATTGAGTATCTAGTTAAAACACTAGGTATTAAGAAGCCTAAGATTTTATTAGCTGTTCCAACAGAGAGTTTGAGAGATCAGAACTGGTTAGATGAGTTTAAGAAGTGGAAAATGACAAAATACTACAAGTTTCTTGATAGGTATTGTTATGTTTCACTAAACAAAATTGAAGGTAACCACTATGATCTCATCATACTTGATGAGCTTCAGAATATTACTGAAAATAATTCTAGGTTCTTTGTTCAGAATACATCTGATAGAGTTTTAGGATTATCTGCTACTCCACCATCTGATGAAATTAAAAAGGTGTTGGTAAAACTACATTGTCCTGTAATCTATGAGTATAGATTGGATGAAGCTGTAGAGAATGGTGTTGTTGCTCCATATAAGATTAATCTTGTTGAGATACAATTAGATAATGTTAATAAGTATGTACAAGCTGGTACTAAGGTTAAACCCTTTATGACTACAGAGTATAATCATTATCAGTATTTATCTAAACAGATATTAACTCTTAAATATGCAGGTAAACAACAAGCTGCCATGTTTGCTCAATTAAATAGACAACGATTTCTAGGAAATCTTAAATCTAAAACAGATGTTGCCAAATTAATTAGAGATAAATATTTAACAAATGATAGAAGTCTAATCTTCTGTCATTCAATAGCTCAAGCTGAAGAGATGTGTTCAGATACTTTTCACTCTAAGTCTAAAGGTGATAGCTTAGCTAAGTTGAGATCTAAAAAGATAGATAAACTTAGTTGTGTTAAAGCTTTAAATGAAGGTGAGAATATACCAGATCTTGATTCTGCTATAATCATTCAAGTAAATAGTGTAGAAAGAAACATTATACAGCAGTTAGGTAGAATTGTAAGATTTAGACCTAACCATGAAGCTGTTATATGGATTTTAGTTGCAATAGGTACACAAGATGAAGTATGGTGGAATAAATGTTCTGAGAATTTAGATAAACAAAAAGTAACATTCATTAATTCTAAAAACCTATGACAAAAGATGAGTTAGTATTCTGTATAAATTGTATAAAGTCAGTTTATCCTGGGATGTGGAGTGACACTCCAGAAAAAGTACAACATTTATTAATGGATGTATATGAGGAAGATGTCAGCTTAACAGATGTCCAAGAACTATTTGAGGAAAGGATTATAGAGGAAGATGAATATGATATAATGTATAGAACACATGGATACCGTTGAAACAATTATAGGTTTAGATAATATTTCTGACTATTCAAAGAACTTTACAGAGGATAAAGAAGCATTTTATGAAGTATTATCCTATGTAAAAGAAGGTACTGATATAATGACAGTATTTGATACTACAGATGATAAACTTGCTTTCTTTACATCAGGTAGAACTGAAGGTGGAGATAAGGAATTTTTACTATTTGTTGGTAATACTGCTATTGACATACTTAGGTTTTTTGAATCTAAATACACAGAGGCATATTTAGATTTTACACTATCTGAAGATAATAGAGAAAAGAATGCTAAATCTATTTTATTAATGAGTCAATCATTAGTACAACTAACTGGATTAAAAGAGGAGGACTTAGATAATGAAGATAATAATTGACACTGATGAATGTGATAAACTAGGGTTAACACCTTTGGAATACTTGTATCTACAGGTACTAGCTAATGGTTTATCTATAAACCTTGATTTTCTCACAATGATGGAATTAGGTTATATGGATGAACTATTTAGCATTACCAATGAAGGTTTAGATTTAGTAAGACCTAAAGTATCTGATGCAATGATGCTATTTGTTAAGACTTATGATACTTATCCTCACAAGGTTGGTACTAGGGTCTTAAAAGCCAAGAGTATTGATTCTGCTGATGGTAAACATTGTCTTAGTAAGTTTAATCATTATTTGAGAAGAGATCCTAATGTTGCAGAAAGAATGTACAATGGTTTAATTGTAGAGATGAAGCTTAGGAAGAAAGGTAATAGTGAAAACTTTTATCAGGATATTAGAACTTGGTTTAATCAAATGACCTGGGATAAATATGCTGATTTACCAGTTGAAACTGCTGAGGTAGAAAGGGTTAAAAGGATATGAGTTTATTAACAACAAGAATTAATGAAGGTTTAGATGGCAAATATCAGGGTTTGTCAAATGGCTTTGATACATTAAATAAATACATCTTTGGTGTTCAGAGAAGCACTTATTACTTGATAGGTGGTAGTTCAGGTACTTATAAGACCACACTACTAGACTATATAGTAAGAAATGCTTTGAAGAGTGCTGTAGACAGTAATATCAAATGTAATGTTTTTTATTATTCCTTTGAGATAGATAAGATAACAAAGATGTGCAATTGGACATCTTCTCTAATCTATCAAATGTATGGAGTAGTAATCCCACCTGAGAAAATCAAGGGCTTAGGTAGTTTTAGGTTAACAGATGAGGAAAGAGAAGTAGTATTTAGGGTTATTCCTATGGTGGAGCAAATGGCTGACAGTATCCACTTTAGGTTTGAGTCTATAAATCCTACAGGTATCTACAATGAGCTATTCAAGTTTGCAGTATCTAATGGTGAAATCTTGTTTGAAGATTACACTGATTCTGATGGTACTATAAAGAAAAGAATAGTTGGTTATAAGCCAAATGATCCTGATGCATACAATATTGTAGCTCTAGACCACTTATATCTCTTAAAGAAAGAAAGGGGATTTCAAACTAAAGAGGTAATGGATAAAATGAGTGAGTATTTTGTATTGCTTAGGAATCTATTTGGTTATACTCCTATTGTATTACAGCAATTTAATCAAGGTCTTAGTTCTGTAGACAGACAGACGTTTAAGGGTGTAGATCTATCTCCTTCACAGGGAGATTTTAAGGACACTACTAACCCTTATCAAGATTGTGATGTTGCTTTAGGTCTAATGTGTCCATTTAAATTAGATATGGATACATCTTTAGGCTATGATCTTACTAAACTTGAAGACAGAATGCTTATGTTGAAGATAATCAAGAACAGATTATCAAGAGATGGTATAGCAAAAGGTCTTTATGTTAAACCTGAATCTGGTAAATTCTTTGAATTGCCTGATCCTGATGATTTACAAATAAACAAATATTATAACAAACAAATTTAAATTTAAATTAAAATGGAAAGAAATGTTTTTCTTATCAATGATGCAACTTTAGCTAGTGCTTGTGTAGCTTTTGCTGAACAACTTGGACTTACTATAACTCCTGACATTCATTTAGCAGATGAAGGTAACTACCTAACTACTGGTAGTAAGAAATATGATATTAACTGGATCAGAAATGAGAGCTTTGTTAATAAAAAAGGTGAAACTGCACTAGATCTAAATGATGATTACATGATGATTATTGCAGAAATTGCTGAAGCCTATTTTGATAGTCTTGGAGAAGATGAAGTTACTTTGGAGGAAGAGGTTCCTACTCCTGATACTGCAACTGTTAAAGCATTGTTTGCTAAAGTTAAAGGTCAGAAGAAATCACCAGCTAAGTATTATGTTACTTACAAGAATGATCAGTGGGTAGCTACTACTAACATTGAAGGTTCTTACTGTAATCTAGCTGATCTTTACAACGCTAGTATCTAATATGTAAACAAGTGTACCCTATGCTTATGGTGTAGGGTACATTTTTATTTAAAATAATATGGGTAAGATAGAAATTACTAAAAACCAAGATACTGCAAAACTAACATTACCACCAGAACTCAATTATTATTTGAAAAATAAAAATTTTGTAAATGAGAGGTATTTTAGAGTATCAGCTGATATTTTTAATGATGTATTTGTTTTGATGATAAGCAACTATTACTGGGATAAAAATCTTGATTGTCCTAAATATGCTAAAAGTACTAAATGTAGACTTCGTAAAAAGGAGATTGGGTTTCCTTTGAATATGAGTAGAGTTAGGAATTTAAATAAAATAATTACTAAACCTAATAATAGGAAATCAGTTTGTGGTACTTATAGGATGGATTATAATATTATAGAGGATGGTGATTATTTTACAGTAATAAGCCACTTTAGACTGACAGATCTATATGAATTACCTGATCCAAATAGACAGGGTTTTGTTCAAACAGTAAAAAATGTTGTGGATGGAGTATATTATGATTCAGCCATTATTCATAGAATTAATAGACACTCAGAAGAGTTTTATCATTTTCTAAGTAGTGATGTAGATTCTGTAACCTATGTAACTAGAGATAAATTTATAGATACTGCAATTAATACTGAAGATTTTAGATATCTTGATAGCCCTCAACGGAGAGTTATACTTGAGAAACATTCAAGGACAACATCACTATCTAAATTTATTACAAAGCTATTTCCTGAAGTTGATACTAAAATGGTACAGCAATATGTAGAGTATAATAAACTATTATCTACCTATGATCCTTCATTATTTGAAATAGTTACAGGTGATGATATTGTAAAATACTATAATCAGAATACTTACTTTAGAAGTACTGGTGACTTAGGTGGATCTTGCATGAGACAAGAGGAAAAAATGCATCTTATACAATTCTATGCTAAAAATAGCAATGTAGATCTAATCATTATGAAAGTTAAAGATTCAGATGCAATTATTGCTAGAGCATTATTGTGGACTACTACTGCTGGTGTTAAGGTTGTGGACAGGATTTATGCAGCTGACAGTAGAATAGTTTCTCTATTTCATAAGTATATTGATGAGAATAAATTTATTAATGTCTATAAAATTAAAAAACCTGCAGGTGAAAGAAATCTTAGTGCAATGTCTCCTAGTTATTGGAAAACTGATTATGATGAAAATCATATAGTAGATCTTGAATATCTACCTGAACATTTTATTAATTCTAGTTATAAGAATAGATTTATGGCAGATTTTACAGCTAGGAGAACTTCTCTAAATGATGTTTATGAGTTTCCTTATATGGATAACTTCAATCTTGTAAATTCAATTAGTATGCAAATTAGCTTATTACCTATTGAGACTACATTTAAGTGTACTATAAGTGATACTTATATTACTCTTGATAATCATAAGATATATGACTGGCTTGAAGGAGTTTACAATAAAGAATTAGTTAAAATAGATGATAATAGTCTACCTGTTTTAATTGAAGATGAAGTTTCATTAGAAGTAGAACCAGAAGAAGAGGTAGAAGATGAGTATGAGTCTTTTATTGATTCAGAAGAATTTGAAGAGGAGGAATTTGAAGAGATAACTGAACAAAATATACCAAGTAATATATATCGAAATTTAACACCTCAATCAATATTAGATTATTTTAATATTGTACCACAACAACAAAACCAAGATACAGCAAATGTTTAACGAAGAATTATTAATTGAAGTTTTAGGCTGGCAGGCTGAATCTTCCAAAGAGAAAGAACAAATTACATCAAACCTGCTTGAAAAACTTGCACAAATAAGTACTGAGTTACTTATAGAAGAAGATACACATGGTAATATATATGTTACTAAAGGTAAAGCTGATCTTTACCCATGTATAGTAAGTCACTTAGATCAAGTACACAAATTTGCTCCTAATAAAACCATTATTAAAAATGGTGATTACTTATTGGCATTTGATGGTAGTAAGCAAGTAGGTACAGGTGGTGATGATCTTGTAGGTGTATTTATGTGTCTAAATCTATTAGCTACTACAGATGCAATCAAGGTTGCATTCTTTGTACAAGAAGAAATTGGGTGTATAGGATCTAGTGCCTGTGATTTGAGTTTCTTTAAGGATTGTATGTTTATAGGACAAGCAGATAGAAAAGGTAATGCAGATTTTATAAATTATTCTAATAGTGTTAAGCTATTTGATGAAGAATTTAGTAACTTTGTAGCTCCAATTCTAAATAACTATTCCTATAAAGAGTGTACTGGTATTGCAACTGATGTAGGTGCATTGTCTAAGAGAAATGTAGGTATTGCATGTTTTAATATCTCATGTGGTTATCATGATCCTCATTCAAGAACAGAGTATGTTGTAATAACAGAAGTTGAATCATGTTACAATCTAATTAGTGATATTATTATAACTGCTGATAAACAATATACTTATACAAGACCTGTACCAGTATATGCTACTCAAACTGCAAGAAAATATAAACCAACATTGTATACTGCTCTTTATGAGCAATTTAAGAAGCATCCTAAATATGTAAAATCTAATAAGATGAGCTATGCATATAGCTTAGTACTAGATTTTGTAGTAGATCTTGTTAATGAGTATGATTTGCTAGTAGATGATGTACAACCTGATTATCCTTATATGTCAGATATGTTAGAAGAATTCCTTGATCATAAAAATGAGCAAGATCCATTTGTAGCTGCTCCTGATATTAAAACTATGCAAACTAGCTTGTTTGCAAATTGCCAACATAAAAATGTAAAGTTTGACAAGACTATGGAGCAGTTTTACTGTATGGATTGCTTTGATTATGTTGATGATAAGGATACATTTTATGACCAAGAAACTCTAGGTTTACATACTTCTAGACCTGGATATTATTAATAAACAATAAAACAAAAAACAAAAATGGAAATTTTAAAAAATGAAGCAGGTGATGCTGTTTTAGAAGAAACTGTTGCACAAGGAAATGATGCTCAAAATGTAGATTCTGATCCTAATGAGCAAATGAAACAAGAGTATATTGCTTATGTTAATGAGATTAGAAGTAAAAGATTTGATTGTGAAACTAGGACTGAGGCTATTGATAGCATCAATGCTATTTGCAAAGTTCTAAATCTAACAACTGTGGTTCCTAAGACAGAACTACAAACTAGAGGAGATCAAAGACAGCCAGCTATTGTTGGTGGTACTCACATTGATTTGGTTAAAAGCCAATATCCAGGAGTATACCCTGTTTTGCTAGAAAGATTGATTGAACTAACAGTTAAACTATAATATGATTAACTTACCAACTCAAAGGGTAGCTGCTACAAGAGCTAACCCTAAGAGGATGGTTATCTATTCAAAGCCTAAAGCTGGTAAAACATCAGCTTTGGCTCTGTTAGATAATTGTCTTATTTTAGATTTTGAGAGTGGTTCTGACTATGTTGAAGCTCTCAAACTTAAAGTTGATAGTCTAGCAACATTGAAGGCTATTGGTCAAGAGATTGTTAAAGCTAATAAACCTTACAAGTTTATTGCAGTAGATACAGTTACTGCATTGGAAGAGATGTGTTTGTCATATGCAAAGCAACTCTATATGGATACGCCTGAGAAACCCACGGGCATTTTATAAGTAATTATAATTAAAAAACTCTTTTAATTGCTGGGATACCCTAAAATTTTGTATATTTATAATATGAAAGAAGGGCAATCAGCAGCTAAGCTTTTAAATGAAAAGTATAAAGGTAAAAATTACGGTGTTTTAACAGTAATAGAATTTTCACACAGAAATGGTACTAAATATTTTTATAAATGTTTATGCAATAGATGTGATAGTACTACAATAGCTAGAATAGGTAGAGGTAATTATACACCTAAATCTTGTAGTAATTGTGTGAATGATCTACAAAAAGAAATAGCAGATAGTAAATATTTAGCATATAGAAATTATAAAAGTATCTATAGTTCTTATAAAAGTAATGCTAAATCTAGAAATTTTGAATTTAATTTAACATTAGAAAATGTTATACAATTAGTAAATTCAAATTGTTATTATTGTGGTGATGAAAATTCTAAAGGTATTGATAGAATTGATAGTAAAAATAATTACTATTTAGCAAATGTAGTACCTTGCTGTAGAACCTGTAACTTTATGAAAAATAATTTTAGTATAGATGAATTTTTTACTAAAATTAAAACAATTTATGAATTACATTTAAAAGAAAGTTCAACGACTATCCCGTAAGGGAGTACACTCAAGTGAGTGGAAAAGGAGAGAATCCTAATTAGGATTGTGATATAGTCTAATCTATATAGTAATATATAGCAGTTCATAAGAGAACGTAGTAAAATTAACGCTTTTACTAGAATTTAATGATGGGTAAGAACTTTGCAGGTGATAGTGTGTTGAAATTACCTAATGGTGCAGGTTATCTATATCTTAGAGAAGCTTTCTTTAAGATTTTAGATTACATTGAGACATTGGTACCAGAAGATGGTAGTGTTATTCTTTTAGGTCACTTAAAAGATAAGATGCTAGAAACTAATGGTAAAGAAGTATCGTCTGTAGATCTAGATTTATCAGGTAAGATTAAATCTATTGTATGTGCAAAGGCTGATGCTATTGGCTTACTAAGTAGAAAAGCTGATAAAGTAACTTTGAACTTTAAAACTTCAGAGGAAGTAACTTGTGGTGCAAGACCTGACCACTTGAAAAATCAAGAGATTACATTAACTGAAATGGTTGATGGTAAACTAACAGGTAATTGGGATAAAATATTCCTTAGTTAAATAACAATAAATAAATTTTAAAATTATGTTCGGTGGACAAGACGTTCAAGAAGTAAGTAAACCAAAGTACATTAGACCAGGTGTATTAGATGTAACAATTAAATCTGTTAAGGGTGAAACAAATCAAAATGGTAATCCTACCATTGTATTTAGTATGCACTTAGTAGATGGTGATGCTGAAGCAACTACTGATTTCCGTTTCTATCTTTCAGAGAAAGCAGCTGTAACTTCATACAAGAAAATTAGACACATCTTTACTAAAGTAGTAAAAGATGCTGACTATCTTGCAGCTACTGCTGATAGTGTTGAAGGTCTAGGTGAAGCATACAATACTAAACTTGCAGGTAAATCCTTGAGAATTAAATTCCGTGGAGAAGAATACCTAAAGCAAGATGGTAATACAGGTACAAGAGCTGTTATTGGTCTTCCTGAATTTGCAGAAGCTATCCTAGATGGTGCTGAGTATCCAGCAGTTGCTGATACCAAGCTTACTTTCAATGCAGAAGTTGATGTTAAAAAATTAACAAAACAACCAGATGCTGAAACATCTGGAGGGTTCTTCGGTTCTCCATCTAATGACCCAGGGTTCTAATTTTGGAGGATTAGATGTAACACATTTTACTAAAGAGATGGTGCTCAGCAATGTGTCTGAGTACCAAATCTTTAGGTTTTATTGTAAGACTTTCTTTGATGTAAATAAATTATTCTGCTCTGATTTAAGATTAGATAAAACTCCATCCTGCTCTATTAAAGTATTTCCTAAAGGACTATACTATAAGGACTTTGGTACTGGAGAATATTATGATTGTTTTTCATATGTACAGAGGTACATGAAAGTCAAGTTTAATGAAGATTTGAATTTTCAAGAAACTCTTAGAATCATAGCTAATGATTTAGGAATCATTAAGAAGTTAGACAATAAAAAAATTATACCATCTTTAAATTATTTAGGGTTACCTGATAAGCTTGATAGATATAACACAATTATAAGAATCAAAAAAAGGGATTGGAAGGATTATGATATTTACTGGGATAAATATCACCTCAATAGAGATATACTTAAATTCTATAATGTTGTACCTATTACTGACTATTGGATAAGTGTAAAGAATGAAGAGCTTGTAAATGTATATACAGAGTCAATTGATGATTTTGCATACAGTTATGAGCATGGTAATGGTATGAGGAAAATACTTAGACCAAATGCTGAGAAAAGTAAGAAGTGGACTAGTAATATCCCAAGACACATTTTTAGTGGCTGGGATCAGTTAGATCAACAATCAAATAAACTAATAATAACAAAAGGATTAAAGGATTGCATGGTGTACAAATTGTTTCGCATCAATGCTATTAGTCCACAAAGTGAAATGATGTTTCTCAATGAAAATCAGTTTAAGTTATTATCATTAAGATTTGATGAGATAATTATAAACTATGACAACGATGAAACAGGAGTTTCTAATATGAAAAAATTCTCAGAGAAGTTTGGAATAAAAACTTTCCTTATGCCAGATGGTATAAAAGATATTTCAGATTACATATCCTTGAATGGGTATGATCAAACAAAACAATTACTAAAAGAAAATTATTTATTATGAGAACTATTGATATTTCACAAACAGCAGTAGCAGCTTTAAGAGCTTACAAGACAGATATTAAAACAATGGCAGACCACTTTGGAATTTCTACCAAAGAAATGCGTGATGTACTTGTAGGATTTGGCTTTGCTAAACCAACAAAAACAACAGTAGACTATATCATCAATCCTGTATTTGATTTTGATGTTAAGCGTTCTAGTGTTGAAAATATTACAGAAGCTGTTGATAATCTTGTTGATAACACTGCTCCTAGAGAGATTGTTTACAACGCAGAAGCGGCTGCCTTTGAAACTCAAGGGTAATTATCCAAAATATATGTAGATAAGTTTATCTACTTTATTATATTTGTGTATGGATAATTTAGTTGAGAAACTACTTCAGGTACTTTATAGGAAGAGAGATGCTGCTGAGAGAGTAGCTACAGAGTTAGATACTTTAACATCAGATGATCTTCTTATAAAGTTCTTTGAAGGTAAGGCGGAAGCATATCAAGAGGTAATTGATATGCTTATTAATAATAAAAATGTATGAGAGATCCAAATAGAAAGAAGATCAAGAATAAGAGTGACCTACCTTCTGAGAAGTCTAAATCTAGACCCAATGTTAGAAGAATAGGGCATAATTATGAAAGGAAAGTAGTTAAAGAGCTGAGAGATTTAGGTTTTACAAAAGCTACAACAAGTAGAGCTAGTAGTAGAATTATGGATGATGCCAAGATAGATATCAATGGTATTACCTATAATATACAATGTAAAGCTGTAAGAAGCGGTCTTAATGTATTTTCTGTACTTGATGATATGGAAGCAGCTATACCTAAACTTGTACCTGAAAGAGAAGAATATGTTAATGTAGTCTTCCATAAGAAGGAAAGAGGGGAAGTTGTTGTCCTAAGAAAAGAGGATTGGTATCTCATTGTAAAAAAATTACTTGAAAATGGAATTACAATCAGGAAAAGTAGCAGTGATTGATGCTGACAGTATATGTTTTATAGCACATTGGGATTCTGATAGTAAGTCTTTTGATAAACCTTTGGAAGATATCTATAGGTCTGTAGATCAGATCATAAGTAGTATCTTCATAAATACTAAGTGTGATGAGTATATTGGTTTTGTAGGATTTGGTAGTTGTTCTGAGAGAATGATGATATATCCTGAATATAAAGCTAATAGAAAAGGTAAAGAGTTACCTAAATACCTTAAAGACATTAAAAACTATATGGTAGATAAGTGGAACTTTATAGCATTACATGGTATAGAAGCTGATGATATGGTAAATAGTGTCAGAGTAAAAATAGATAACAGTGTAATCTGTGCTATAGATAAAGATCTTCTTATGTTAGAAGGTACTCATTATAACTATAAAAAGAATGAGTGGGTAACTATAACTAAACATGAAGCTGATTATTATTTCTGGATGTCTATGATTACTGGTGATACTGCTGATAATATCAAAGGTATTGAAGGTAAAGGGAAAGCACATGCTATTAAAATATTTGGTGAGTACAAAGTACCTACATTATTAATGCAAATAGTTATTGGAGAGTATGTAGATACTTATGGAGAAATTGATGGCATTACTAAATTCTATCAAAACTATGCTTGTTTAAAGATCAAAGATAACTTTCCTGCTACAGGATTTCTAAATCCATTTAGAGTTGATGTGAACAATCTTGTGATATGAGTTTAGAAGAAGTAAAAAATATTAAGAATAAAACAATTGCCTATTTGTTGCCTTTAGTTGCAAATAAAAATGGTAGGATTGCAGACTTTAAGGATGATGAACATTTTCCTAAGTGCAATTTTATCAATGTTTTTAGGTATTGTGAAGAGTTTCCTGATTTAGATAAGCACTTATTTATACTGTATAAGTATAGCCCTAATCCTTTGTTTGATAGTTTTATAAATAAATTTAAAGCATTGGCAAACTTCCATTCTATTGTAGATAATGATAAGTATACTGTAATGGTAATTCTAGAATTCCCAACAGATCTTATTAGTACTCTAAAACATTTTGATAAAGGCGAGTATTCTAAGTTTAGAAATGAAGATAAGAGAAGAATCTTAGATTTTTACTCTGTATCATCAAATGATAAATTTGGACCTGCTGGTGTTCTTTATAAAAAAGAGTGGAGAAGATTAGAGCTTGAGAAAAAGATTGATATGAAGTTACCTGAGAGTGCTGAATTATCATCTATAGCTGATATAGAACAAGAAACATATTACAATAAATATAAAACACAAGATGAATCTGAAGACATCATTAGGTGAGAGTTGGTATGAGTTGTTGAAAGGTGAGTTTGAGAAAGAATACATGTTAAAACTAAGTAGTAGAATTACTTCTGACAGAAAAACTAAAACTATATATCCAAAACAAGATGATGTATTTAATGCTTATAGACTTACCCCATATGATAAAGTGAGGGTTGTAATTATTGGTCAAGATCCATATTTTAATCCTGATGAAGCTCACGGTTTATCATTCTCAGTAAAAGAAGCTGTTAAATTGCCTCCTTCACTAAGGATAATATTTAAGGCTATTGAACAAAGTGTATATGGTGGATTTAAGGTAGATCAAGATCCAGATCTTACTAGATGGGCTAAACAAGGTGTTTTCCTTCTTAACAGGACATTAACTGTTGAGAGGGGAAAACCCTTATCCCACAAAGGGTATGGATGGGAACTATTTACTGCTAAGACTATTGATTTACTTAACAGGTCTGATAACAAAATATGTTATCTACTTATGGGTAAAGAAGCTCAAACAGCTAAAGATTATATAAATAAAGACAAGCACATTGTATTCTGTGTTGAACATCCTGCAGCTTCAGCCTATGCAGGTAGAGATTGGAATCATGAATCTGTTTTTAAGTCTATTAATCTTCATCATAGTATAGAGTGGTAGATTGCCGTATATTTGTAAAAATATAAACTATGAGTAAAAAAAGTTATAATGCAAGAATTAATCTTGTGTATGAGTTTTTAAAAGCAAAGCCTGGTTATTACAAGAAATCATCTGAGGTTATTAGTGAACTTACTGGTGAAAGTAATTCAGAAATAATCAGGTTAGCTAAAGAACTTTTTAGGAATGTTGATAAAGTTAGTCAGGATTTGGTAGAACCTTACTTAGATGGTAACCCAGATAATGTACTTGTAATTGGAGATCCTCATGAACCTTTTACCAAAGAAGGTTATCTAGAGTTTTGTAGATCAATTCAGGAAGAATATGATTGTGGTACTGTAGTTCACATTGGTGATGCAGTTGATAATCATGCTGTTAGCTATCATGAGAAGGATCCTGAAGGTATGTCTGCAGGTGATGAATTTAGCCTTGCAATAGAAAGAATGAAAAGATGGTATTACACATTCCCTAATGTAAAAGTTTGCATTGGGAATCATGATGCATTACCATTTAGAAAAGCTTTCTCTGCAGGTCTACCTAAAACCTGGCTTAAAACTTATCAAGAATTACTACAAAGCCCTTCTACTTGGGAGTGGGATTTTGTACATCAGATTAATGGTGTTATTTACCAACATGGTACTGGACTATCTGGAGAGATGGCAGCTATAAATGCTGCTAGAGAAAACAGACAGTCTACAGTAATAGGTCACCTACATACAGTTATGAATACTAGATTCTTGGCAAGTTACAAGGATCTAATCTTTGGAGTAACTGTAGGTTGTGGTATAGACCATGAAAAGTATGCATTTGCATATGGTAAACAGAATACTAGAAAGCCAGTAGTGGCTTGTTGTGTAATATTGGATGGTAAACTTCCAATTAACATTCCTATGCCAATTTAATTATAGAAACCCCTGTTGAAATATGCAGGGGTTTTTATATCTTTGGCACCCTTAAAAAAATTAAAACATGGATATTGGATTAGAAACACTGTCACGAATTGTGACCTTTAATAAGTATGCAAAATACTTACCTCAACTAAATAGAAGAGAAACTTATGATGAGATTATAATGAGATATGTACAGATGATGGTAGATAAATACCCTCATTTAGCAACTAACATTGTGCATCAAGGTCAGTATCTTTTTGATAAGAAGGTTTTACCTTCTATGAGAGCACTACAATTCTCAGGTCCTGCAATTCAAAAGAATGAAGCAAGGATCTATAATTGTTGTTATTTACCTATTGATGATTACAGAGCATTTGGTGAAATTATGTTTCTTCTATTAGGAGGAACAGGAGTAGGTTACTCTGTACAGTTTAAGCATATTGAGAAACTACCTGAGATTAGAAAGCCTTCTAAAGAACAAAAGTTCTTAGTAGGTGATAGTATTGAAGGATGGGCTGATGCTGTTAAACATATGGTTGGAAGTTATCTAGGCTATAGAAATACTAAACCTAGATTTGACTTTAGTGATATTAGACAAAAGGGGGCTAGACTAATTACTGCAGGTGGCAAAGCACCTGGTCCTGAGCCACTTAAGAAGTGTCTATTTGAACTAGAACAAATCTTGGAAAGAAAATCTACTGGTGAAAAACTAACATCTATTGAAGTACATGATATTGTTTGTCATATTGCAGATGCAGTACTTGCAGGTGGTATCCGTAGAGCAGCTTTAATTAGCTTATTCTCTGCAGATGATGAATCAATGCTAACTTGTAAGTTTGGTAATTGGTGGGAATCTAACCCTCAACGTGGTAGAGCTAATAACTCTGCTGTACTTGTAAGACATAGAGTAACTAAAGAGTTCTTCTTAAACCTATGGAATAAGATTGAACTATCAGGTAGTGGTGAACCAGGGTTCTACTTTACTAATAATCCTGATTGGGGTACTAACCCTTGTTGTGAGATTGCATTAAGACCATATCAGTTCTGTAATCTATGTGAGGTTAATGTATCTGATGTTACTTCACAAGATGATCTAAACTCTAGAGTTATTGCAGCATCATTCTTTGGTACCCTACAAGCAGGATTCACAGATTTCCATTACCTAAGACCTATTTGGAAAAAGACTACTGAGAAAGATGCTTTAGTTGGTATTGGTATGACAGGTATTGCTTCTATGGAAGTATTTAACTATGATCTTACTGAAGCAGCTAATATGGCTGAACTAACTAATATTGAAACTAGTCAAAGTATTGGTATTAATAGAGCAGCTAGAATTACTTGTGTTAAGCCAAGTGGTACTACAAGCTGTGTATTAGGTACTGCATCAGGTATTCATGCTTGGCATAATGACTATTATATCAGAAGAATGCAGATGTCTAAATCTGAAGATTTGTACAAGTACTTAGCAGCTAATCATCCTAGTCTAGTTAAAGACCATTTACTAATTCCTAATTCTGCAGTAGTAGAAATTCCTATTAAAGCACCTGAAGGTTCAGTATTGAGAACTGAGACTGCTTTGGATACATTGGAGAGAGTTAAGAAAGTATCTCAAAACTGGATTAAACCTGGACACATTCATGGTGATAATACTCACAATGTATCTGCTACTATCTCTATTGATAAAACTAGAATGTATATGGCATATGATATGAGTGATGGTGAAGGAACACAGTATACACATATTCATAATAATGGATATTTAGATGAATGGGAAGTAGTTGGAGAATGGATGTGGGAGAGAATGATGGTGAAGGAACACAGTATACACATATTCATAATAATGGATATTTAGATGAATGGGAAGTAGTTGGAGAATGGATGTGGGAGAATAAAAATTTCTACAATGGACTATCGGTACTTCCATTTGATGGTGGTACTTATTCTCAAGCACCATTTGAAGATATTACTGAAGCTCAGTATAATGAACTTGTTAAGCAATTATCATCTATTGATTTAACTCAAGTAATTGAGGAAGATGATACTACAGATTTAGCAGGTGAAGTAGCCTGTGGTGCAGATGGTTGTGTAATAGTTTAGATATGGAGAATACTGTAGAATTACTAGGATTCTATGGCTCTGATGAGGTTATAGCTTGTTCAGCTTGGACAAGCACCTCTAGAGAGCTTACAGAAGAAAAGAAACAAAGGATTCCAGCTCTAATTACTCATCTATGGCTTAATGGTCATGAAACACCGTTTGAGAAGGCTACAGTGCATTTCTTGGTTAATTGTGATATTGCATCCCACATACATCTATTAAAGCATAGGATAGCTTCTATTAATGCAGAATCAGCTAGGTATAAAGAGTTGAAGGAAGATAAGTTTTATATACCAGAGGATTGGCCTGAAAAAGCTAAAAATCATTTGATAGGTTTTACTCAGATGTCTAATCAATGGTATCATCAGCACATAGCAGAACTTACTCCTATAATTGGTAGAAAGAGAGCTAAAGAGAGTGCTAGGTTCTTTAAGACTTATAACTCTCAGATACAAGCTGATGTACAATTTAATATGAGAAGCTTTGCTAACTTTCTTAAACTTAGGAATAGTGAGCATGCTCAGGTAGAGATTAGAGATATAGCTAAACAAATGCTAGACTTAGTAAAGTCTATTGAAGGAAATCCTTTTGAACAAACAATTAAATTAATAACTAAAAATGGAAAATCAAATACCTAAAACAGGTAATAGAAAACCTACAAGGCGTAACAATAAACAAGTAACATCTACAACTGAAGCAGGTAATCCTGTAATGTTTGTAACTATTGAAGAGCACAATG